GATTGGCCACTGGAGTTCTGTGTCCGCTGAGATGGTAAGTGACTCATAGCCCACCTGTGATGGGCTGATGGTCTGTCCTGTGTAGGGATTTGTGTATGTAGTCATGATCAGCTATCCACGGCAATGGCTTGTCTGTCTCCAACACGAGCAACATCTTCGGTTTTCAATGCTTGGAGCGCTTCCTGATACTTCTGCTGGAAAATCTGGCGTTGGTCATTCTTCAAGAATGGCATCGCCTGCAATAAAGTCCCGAACAACATGGCGTTTGGCGCATTCTGCGTAAGCCAGTTTGTTTGGTTAGTCGAACTGAGTGGAGCGATTCGCTCGTAGTACAGCACCTCGAACGAATAGTCATCATCCGGGGTCGGAGCGAGATACCAGTGCTCCCAGTCTGTGTCTGCGTAGTACTTGGGAACGTCCGTCTGGGTGCTGTCTGGCCAGTAGTTCTTCAGATACTCGTACTTGCGCAAGAAAATGGGCTGTTTCTTGCCGTTGACAGTCACGTTCATCGACACTGTCTTGCGCCACCGCGCCGGCTTGTCGAGCACCGGGTTGCCTGCCAACAAGGTTGCTTCTACCAATTGAAGCTGACCAAGGGTTTTGATCTCTTGAGCGATCTCAAATTCAGCCAAGGTGATGAACGTAGGAATGGCATTGACGACAGCAGCGTCTTGACGTTCCAAATATTGCAGAACCGAGCTAGTTAGGCTGTCATACGTCAAAACCCATGATGGGATTACTGTTGCCATGTCGTTTCCTTAGCTTAATCAGTTGCAAAACCTCACTCTACATTTTGCTTGTTATCAAGCTTTTTAAAAATAAGGCCAAGCGTGCTATCAATCTTGTTAAATCCGGATTTCATGTCGTCTTTAATCTCTTTGACGGCATCTTTAAAGTCTTCACGGCGAACGAAGTCCTCATGCATCTTGGTATCGATCTCTCGAACGTCTTTTTTTAGCTCCACAATCGCCTCCCAGATCACCTTGAGAATCCACCCGCCAAAGACCCCAGCGAGAGTAAATCCCCAGTTGAATACCACTTGATCCACTTTGAAATCCTTTCCATGTTTAGGTCGGCTTTATCAAATTACTTTCGACTTTCCTGCGTCTAACCAGCCCCGGCAAAACCCGCCCGCCGCCTCTTGTCCACTTCATCAACTCGACCTTAGCGCCTTCCCAGTCTTTTTCCGCAATTTTACGGCGCAATGTGCTAGCGCGATAGCGAGGTACTCCCAAGTTGTATGCAAAGTCTCCTAGCGCCCCTAAAACCTTTGGATAGGCTATTAGGTGAGGAGACGCCTTCAAAACCCCCGCAATATAGTTATGCCGCAACTCATACAGCAACCACGCCTCAGCCGTTTCCTTGGTGATCGGTGGGTCATCCATCGTCACCTTCGTCCCATCCGGCTTATAAACCGTGCCGTAGCCGATCGTCGGGTAGCCAGCAGGGCAAATGTAAGGCTTTAATCGTAATCCTTCAAACGGGCGGCAGATGGCTGCAGCAACCTCTACCGCCTCACTTATTGACCCGGTCATAGACCCGTCCGACAAACCAGAAGCTGATGATCATGAACATGATGGTCATGTCATCTTTTGTCCAAATACCGATCAGAACCTCTTTCCAGTTGCCCTGCTGCGCCATCGCCAGTTCAAACATGGCGAACTTGACTAAGAAGTAAGCAGTGACAAACAAGTAGGTGATGCCCGGACGGACTAAAGCCGAGATGCCAGCGATGATCTTGCCTGCCGCCGCGGCGGTCTGACCCTGCTCTTTGAACGCCTCGGACATGGCGTCCATCTCAGCCATCGTCATCTGGGCTTCGGTCTGACGCATGGCAATCTCGCCCCTTACCTTGGCGAACTCCATCTCGGCATTCAGCATCGCTAGTTCGTGCTTGCGCTCGTTAGCTCGATCAAATAGCTTGAACGCTTCAGGGGCAAGCCGCAGCAGACCGCCAAACACGCCACCTAGCAATGTCTCGAGCATTTACGCCTCCGCTGTCGCAGCAGTCCACGAGGTGGTGGCTTCATCCCATGAGTACATACCGCCATCTGTCGGCATAGGGACAGGCGCTTGCCAAACAGCATCGGCGTTTAGAATCCAAGATGGATAAGGCTTTGGTGCGACAAACGCATCGATGTCTTCGCGGTAGGTGTAACCAATACCAGCATAGTTCTTGCGCTTGTTGCCGTTATAGCTGGTTTGCTTCCATGTGCCGCCAAACAGCCGCTCACAGAAAGCTGCACCGATGTATTCCTTCTCAACACCGTTAGCATCAGCCGTGTCTTTGTTGTCGATTACGATGACACGCAAAACGGCATTGTTTCCATCTAATTCAGCAAAGTGTGCCATTTACATCTCCTGTTAATTGAGTTTGATAATTACGATACCGGAACCGCCATTTCCACCGGCAGCATTGTTGCCACCACCACCAGCACCGCCTGTATTAGCTGTGCCAGCCACTCCGGGACTAGATACGTTTGATGATCCGTTACCCCCGCCGCCAGAACCGCCCGGAGCGGCAGCGCCAGCATCATTTCTTCCGCCTCCACCGCCGCCTGCATAGGTAACAGATGAGCCCGAAATAGTTGATGCGGTGCCCGCGCCGCCAGAGCCGCCAATAGAGCCAGAACCATTACCGCCGACAGCGCCTGCGCCACCGCCTCCACCGCCACCATATGCAGGCGCACCGGATGATGATGTGCCGCCGTTGTTTCCTTGACTTGGTGATGTTGAAGGAGTGTTACCAGCACTGCCTGCGACGGTAGTGGCTATGCTGCTACCACCACCTCCAGAACCGCCTGCTACACCGGGGCCACCGTTTTGACCGCCGCCCCCTCCACCGTTTGAAGTAATGGTGCTAAACACAGAATTGTTCCCTTGAGAGCCAGAAGGAGTGCCGCCCCCAACGGTAACGGTATACGTCGTTCCGGCGGTAACAGACAAGCCTGTACCGGTTCTGAACCCTCCAGCACCACCACCACCACTTGAACCAGTTCCTCCGCCCCCACCACCTCCGCCAGCAACTACAAGGTAATCAACGCTGGTCACACCTGTTGGACATGTCCATTGTGATGAAGCCGTAAAGCTAAGAACTTTGTTTGTTGGCACTGCGTAAGAAATAATGACGATGCCGGAACCACCGGCATTTGATACGAAACCGATTCTAGGATTGCTACCACCCCCACCACCACCGCCTCTATTCGCTGTGCCAGCGGCTCCTGCTGTTGAGCCTGTATCTCCTGCCCCGCCACCGCCTGTGCCACCTGTACCACCTGAACCGGGAAGATTAGCCGCACCGCCTCCACCCCCCGCATAAGTTACAGACGAGCCAGAAATAGTGGACGCAGTTCCGTTACCGCCATTCCCACCATTACCGGTGTATATGCCTTCAGAGCCTACTTGAGACGCACCACCACCACCACCGCCAACATAATTGGGCGATGCAAGAAGCCCTCCAAGGCCACCATTATTTCCTTGTGAAGGCGAAACAGACGGCGTATTTCCAGAACCTCCTAGCCCTCGTGGATTGCCTGAGCCGCCGCCGCCGCCAGAACCGCCATTTCCACCGGGGCTAGTATACCCACCGCCTCCACCACCTCCAGCAGATGTTATGGTGCTAAATACAGAATTTCCTCCAGCGCCACCGGGGTTTGTATTTACATCTGTGCCAGCGCCTCCGGCACCTACAGTAACTGTGTAAGTTGTTCCAGCAGTAACCGCAAGCCCGGTTCCTGTTCTAAACCCACCTGCACCGCCGCCACCTGCTGAGTTATTCCCACCAGCGCCTCCACCAGCCACGACCAAATAATCAACACTTGTTACGCCCGTTGGGCAAGTCCAAGACCCACTAGAAGTGAAGGTTTCGATAACGGTTAAAGAGCCGCCCCCTAACGCAGCAAGGACACCTTGAAGAATGCCGCTCATGTCAGCCCCGTGCCAGAGATGATCCACTCGGTGCTGGTTACTTTGATTGCGGTCGCTATGCCGTTCGCTGCCAGCGTTCTATTGCCTGTCGTGCCAGCGCCAGCCAAACGCATCGTGTCTGACGTAATCGCAATCGTAATCACGCCTGCGCCGTTTT